TGAACTATTTCTTACACCACAATGTGTATCATTCAGTATTGCTACTTTCACGTATCATCCTCATTCTTTCTGCAAACATTTGTTTTTGAAGTTTACCTAATCTTCTTCCTGAGATTCGGATTCTCTCCATAGTCATTGCTAGCTCTTTTCTTTTAGCTTTACGTTTAAGTTCTTTCTTAAACCTTACTTTGTTTCTACGAACCTGACCGACTCTTTGTTTTTCACTTAAATGCTTCATCTTAAAAATAACTCCAGTCCCTTAGACTCTTCTTTCTCTTTTTTAGCAAACTCTTTAATTGCAGTATCTTTTTTTCTAACTTGTCCGATTCTCTCTTTCAAGGTATCGACATATGCCATAGTTTCTTGAGCTGCTTCACCATCCATTCCCATTTGAACAAAGTCTTCAATACCCATTTTTTCAATGAATCTAAACTTAATATCTTGTTGTCTTTTCTCTTTCGTAATTCTACGAATAAAAGCAAAGTAACAAATTTGGGTAAAATAAGAGAAAGCATTTGGCTTTCCGGTTCTGGTAGCAGTATCGATATTATAATTACCTATTGCCCTTAAGCAATTTTCAACAGCATCCATTACCATTTCTTCTCTATACGTATATCTTACAAAGTTAGGTCTATGAGATAAACCCTCTGCAATACGAATAAAGCATTTGGCAATATAATCTGTTACTTTAGGTAATTCTTTTTCTTTCTTTTTAGCCTCTCTTGCCTCGACTGCATAGTCAAAGACTGCTTGAGAGAATTCTTTATTGTTGACGTAATGTGCCTTGTTTTTCTGGCTCATTTGTATCCTCCATAATAATAGTATATTATACCACAGTTTGAAGTGAAAGTAAATCCCCTTTTTTTCACTTAGGGGGTTTACAAAACTTGTTTTTTATGATATAATAATATAGTTACCCCAGGAGGGAAGAGAGTAATAATTAATGTATAGTCTTATTGGCACTCTCACTCTCCTCAGGGGGATAAAGCTCATCTAACTCCCTCATAATGTCTTCATCAGATCTGTATTGAGGTTGTTGTGTTTTACTCATTTTTAATGCAAATTGTACATAGGCATTCTTAGCCTCATGTGCAATAGAAACATGTTGTATGATATCAGATTTTAAGACTTTAAAAGATTTGGAATCACTGAATGGAAACCATGGTGTGAACTGATATCCACCTAGAACATTATTATGTATTAATACAGGGGATTCAATAATAAAATTATCATCGTTTTTAACTGCTACGAGTCCAATGATCTCTTCACCATTTAATAGTTTAAAATGTCTTATGTTTAACTCTTCCATCTTATATATTTATATCATGTAATTTGTAATTAAATTTCTCTTTACTATAAATTTTTATGCGCTCGGCTGCATGATTCAGTGTATAATTCTTTTGAGACTTATATTGTAAATCATCTGCTATATCAAATACTTTGGTATTTCTACCATCATCACTCTTTCTTAGTCCTCGTCCAATTGATTGTAAAACCCTAATTTGAGACTTACTTGGTGAAGCAAAGATGATGTTATGTAGATTCCTAATGTTAATCCCAGTAGAAAAAGTCCCAAGACTTGCGACCACCACTGCGTTTTTCTCTTTCTCGGTAATCGAACGTACTTGTTCTCTTGTATCGACATCTGTTTCTCCTGATACATAAAAAAGCTTTCTATCTTTATTTATTTTATTTACCAACAAATCATGTAATGGTTTACCATGTTTTTCTACAAAATTAAATAATATTAATGTGTTTCCATCCTGATCTAATGCAAGATTAGCAATAAAGTTATTTCTTGGCTCATACCTAACTATAAAATCTATTTCATCCTGATACTTACCCTGAGATACTTGCCTCCTAAAATCTTCTTTATATTTTAATAGTATTACGTCTATCTCTAATTGGCTTAACTTATTATCCTGCATTAATTCTTTAGTTGTTATAACTTTATATACTGGTCCAAATAATCCTTCTAGAACTAACTGATGCGTTTGTGTACCATCTAATGTTCCTGTAGTACCAATTCTATAATCTGCATTAACACATTTTTCCATAACTGATGTTAAAGATTTGGCTTTAAATTGATGAGCTTCATCTCCTATAACCATACCAAAGTCTTGAAACCAAGCTTGTTGTAATTTATGAATGGATTGCCAAGTTGTTATAATACACCTTTGATCTAAGTTAAATTTTTCCTTTCCAGAGTATATCCTATGGCAAGAATGTTCTACGTTAAAGCTTTCATCCTTTGAGCTATAATCAGCAAAGTCTGAATACATTTGTTCAACTAAAGATGTAGTAGGTACAACTATTAAGGCTTTTTGATTTGATTCCTCTAAGAATTTTCGAATCGCCAAATATATAATTAAGCTTTTCCCTGATGCTGTAGGAGATAATAATAAGGTTTTTCTATCTGAAAGTATTTTTTGATAAGCTTCTATCTGAAATTCATGTGGTGTTATTTCTTTACCACTTGCAGTTATTGGGCTGGGTATACTTGGATTTGTCTTATAGATCTCTCCAGGTTTTCCATATCTTTTATCTTCTTCGACTAATACAGCATATCCTCTGACTTCACAAAACTCAGAAAGATATTTAAAAAGTCCACAATAAAGAGTTCTTTTTCTTTGGTCAAAAAGACGGATTTTTCCATCCCACACGCGGTTGCGGTACGCGGGCATGAACTTATATCCAGGTACAAAGAAGCAAAAATGTTCAGATAATTCCCTTTGTATAGAAGGCTCACATTCTAGCTCTAAGAACGTTTCATTCTTCTTTTTGACTATAATATATTCCATTAGATAAGTTGTGCTTTACCTGCTTTTAATTGTTTACTAACCCAAGCTTTAGAATAACCTAATTTCTCTGCAGCTTCTTTACTGGATTTGTATTTTATATTATCTATCATTATTGGCTTACATCTTTTTTGATGTGACATTTTTGCTCTTGCTTCTTTAGTATGTTTTCTACCATAAAATGGATTGCCATTGCCTATTCTATCTTTAGATATTTGTTTATAAAATGCTTCAGATATATATCCTCCAACACCCCAACCAAATGGTTCAGCATCTTCTGGTATACCTGTATTTTCTATTGGATAATAGTTTTCTTTACAAAATTGTTTTGATGGCGTATAAATATTTTTAGACATGATTAAATTCCTCTTTAATTTAATTGTGTTTAGGAGGGGAAGTGTTGTCGCATTTCCCTTTCCGTTTATATTATTTATAAAAATCATATTCCTGAGACGAACTTTTTCCACTCGATCATGTTTTTAATTGTCTGTGATCTCCACTTAATATTATCTATGATCTCTTTTAAAGTAGCACATACTTCTTCAAGGTATTCTATTTTAGCCTGATGTTCTTGTATTACTGGATCTGAATCATAGAATTTATCCATATCGCCTTTTAAAATAGTAAGACCGTTTAAAGGATCATAATCCCATCCAAGATCTTCTATTTCAATTTGGCTGAGTTTGCCATTATAGTGTAGGAATTTATTTTTGAGAATTACCTTAAAATCCATCTCAGCTTTTTTGAGTTTCATCCTATTAACTGATAATAGCTCTAGGTATTTTCCGTGAAGCTTTGCTGATTCTCTAGATGCTTCATCTAGGTTAAGTTCATCTATTGTGGAGTCTTTTTTCCACATTTCAAGTATTGTTTGTAAATTATTCATAGTACCTATTATACCGTAAAAAACAGGATTTGTAAATCCCTTTTACGATTTAAATTCAAAAGATGTATAAGCAAATGATATATCTGCTTGTACGTAGGAAAAGTCTATTTGTGAATCAAATGATATTGCCTGCAACGATGTAGGAAAGATCCCATTAAACTTAATCTCTTTACTTACATTGTTATGAGAGTTTAATACTAGAAGCGTTGCGTCTTCTTTTAGACCTTCTGGATCTGAAGAATTGATTGTGTTATGCATCCATTCAAATGTTTCGATATAGTTTTCAAAGTCTTCCATTATATTTACCCTTATTGTTAGATCTTCAAAACTAACTCTATCTCCCATTACAGCATGATTAACTCCTTTGTATGGGGTTGCTACTTGGTTTACTGTAAATCCCGGAAGTGTTACTGCAGTGCAAAAGTACTCTAGATTAGGGTATCTATTACTATTGATTTTAAACTGAAACCCAACTGGGCTTAAAAAGTTTTTATTTGTTGTTAATGTTGCCATGTTACTATTTATGTATTATATTATTTATACACAAAGAAAAGGGAGTCCGAAGACTCCCTTTAAAAAAGAGTATGACTCTGGATTACACCATGATGTCATCAACTCTGAAGATTCTGAAGTACTGGTTAGATCTGTCTGAACCAACACCATCAAGAGCTACGAATGGGTTTGCAACCATACCGTATCTTGTTTTGAATCCCATTCTTGGTTGGAAATCATTCTCACCAACGGCTTTAACCATTGTTAGTGGAACGTATGGGCAGTAGAATAAACCTGCGTCATATGGATTAGATCCTCTATAACCAACACAAACGAAGTCTACA